TTCCAGACTCGCTGCCTCGCGCCGCACCTGATGCTGGATGCAGAAAAAAACGCCTCATCGCCCTTGCCGAATGGCACTTCGGCGGGGGCGATGCCTACTGCGCAGCCTGCGAAGGCGCGTGCCAAGACTGCCCGGCGTGGCTGAACCATCCGGAAACTCCGGAAGGTTGGCAGGTCTGGGACCTCGTGCTGCGCCTGACCGGACAATTGCGGGTGGTTGGCGGCATGGGCGCCACGGTTGTCATCGGCTGGGACATGGCCGCCGCTCTCGCCATGGCGCGGGCGCTCGGTCTCGATCCACTCGTTGCCGCCGAATGCTTGCCTGCAATCGAAGCGGTGATGGTGCGCAAGCTCAACGAACAGATGGCGGCCGAGCGCGCCTGATCAGATACGACTGTTGCACGCCGGCCCGTCAGGACTTGCGGCATTACCCCCGGTTCAGGCGCCTGCTCTTCTTCCTGCAATGCTGCCGTCAGACGCGGATTGCGACTGACCGGTATCAGCCCGGATCGCCTGGACGTCCGGTTCCGACAGTTCGATTTCGTGGACCGTGGCCATCCGCTCACCACGCACATGCGCCAGCGCCTCCTTCAGGCCCTGTTCGATACTCTTGAAAGCTTCGCTCATGTCATCTTCCTCCAGGTTGCCAGACGCATATGTCAATGACGCACAGGCAAAGCCTTGTTGGGAATTTGGCGCTCAGAACCGATCCAACCGATCCCGGTAATCGGTCGCGTCAGCACCCTTTGCGATCCCGGCGAGTGTGTCCGCTCGCGAAACTGGTACCAGCAGGATGCCGGTCCCCTTTGGCTTGAGCACAAAGACTTGGCCGACCTTCCAGCCCCGTGTTTCACACAGCGCCTCGGGGATCCGGATCTTAAACTTTGCGGACAAGGTGACGGTCTCTGACATGTCCCGAGTTTCGGCAGATCGTGACGACAGCGCAAGGCGCATCTCCGTCTGACAGGACGTTCATCCATGGCAGAAAAACGCGTCTCCGTCCGGCTCGTTGCCGAGGGTGGCCGGCTGGTCCGCTCCGAGTTCGAGGGCATTGGCGAGGTTGGCGAGAAGAGCTTCAAGCGTATCGAAAAGCAGGCCGACATCACCGGCAAGGTGGTTCGCCGGGTCATGGGCGTGCTTGGCGCTGCGATCAGCGTTCAGCAGCTCGTCATCTACGCCAATACCTGGACCGACCTGCGCTCGCGGGTCGATCTCGCCACCGGCTCGCAGGAACGCGGTGCCGCGGTCATGGAACGGCTGGCATCCATGGCGCGGCGGACCTATTCGAGCATTACGCAGACCACGGAATCCTGGCTCGCCAACGCCACGGCGCTGCGCGAGCTCGGGCTTTCCACCAAGGAGAGCCTGGATTTCACCGAAGCGCTTAACAACGCGATGGTGGTTTCAGGCGCCAAGGCTGATCGCGCGGCGTCCGTGCAGAACGCACTGTCAAAGGCCATGGCGCTCGGCAAGCTCTCGGGCGAGAACCTCAACACCGTGATCGCCAGCGGCGGGCGGATCGCCGAACTGCTGGCGGCGGAGCTCAAGGTCAACGTCAATCAGCTGCGCACTCTTGGCGCGGAAGGCGACATCACCGGCGATGTGATCCGGCGTGCACTGCTCGGCAATCTCGAGCGCCTGCGCAAGGAAGCCGACGCGATGCCGGCCACCATTGGCGATGCCTTCACGCTTCTGGGTAATGCGGCGCTGCAGCTGGTGGGCCGCTGGGACAAGATGGCGGGAACGTCCGCTGCCGTCGCAGCCGCGATCATTCTGCTCGCCGACAATCTGGAGCACCTTGCCGCCATCGGCATCGCTTTTGCCGGCTTCATCGCCGGGCGCTGGGTCGCGGCCTTCGTTGCGGCACGGATTGCCACCTTCAGCCTGTCGGGGGCACTGGCGTTGCTGCGCGGCGCCATCATTCGCACCGGCATCGGGGCGCTGATCGTCGGCGCCGGCGAGTTGATCTACTGGTTTGGGCAATTGGTGAAAGGCGCCGGCGGCTTCGGTCACGCGCTCGAGCTGATGGGCAATCTGGCGAGAGCCGTCTGGAATGGCATCAAGGCGACCGCCAGCTCGTTTGTCGACGACTTCCGTGCGATCACGGCCAGTGTCGAGCAGCTCTGGCTCAAGCTGATGGCGTTCCTGTCCAACAAGTGGGCCGACTTTCTCGGCAGCATCGGTCCGACCTTCAACAAGGTCGCCGAGACCCTCGGGGCTGAGACGCGGATCGACTGGTTCGGGGCAAAGTCCTATTCCTCGATGCTCGATCACGCCGCCAGCAATGCCGGTGTGATGGCGGAGCGCTTTCGTGAGCGTGCGACGGATACGCGGGCACACGCCTTTGATGCCGTCGGTCCTGCTGCGCAGGCGCTGGGCGATGCGGTGCGCAAAGCGGACAGTGCGGCCGCACTCGATGAGGCCGCCAATGCGGCGGGCCGTGTCACCACGGCACTCGATGCCTCGGCGAATGCTGCGAAGAAAGCCGGCAAGGCGCACAAGAAAAGTGCGGAAGAAGCTGTCACCGGCTGGGCGGCGGTGGTCAAGGCTGTGGCCGATTATGCCGAAAAGGCCCGCGAGATCGGTGCCGATGTCGGCAAGGCGCTGGTCGGTGCGTTCAAGAGTGCGGAGGATGCCGTCGGCGAATTCGTCAAGACCGGCAAGCTGAAGTTCGGCGACCTCGTCACCTCGCTGATTGCCGATCTGGCGAAACTCGCGGCACGCCGCTTCATTCTCGGTCCGATCGCCAACGCTCTCTCGGGTGCGCTGGGCAATCTCGGCAGCAGCCTCTTTGGCGCGCCCGGCCCCGTCGCGGCAGCGGCAAAGCTGTTTGGATCTCCGATCTATCATTCCGGCGGCCTCGTCGGTGCGCCCGCTCCAAGCCGCATGGTGCCGGCCATGGCTTTTGCTGGTGCGCCGCGCCTGCATGCCGGCGGCTGGGCAGGCCTGCGGCCAGACGAAGTGCCGGCCATCCTGCAGCGCGGCGAGCGGGTGCTGTCGAAGCGCGAGGCATCAGCCTCGGCACGTAGCGCATCCGCGCCGAGCGTCAACGTCACCATCATGGCGCGCGATGCGGAAAGTTTTCGGCAATCGCGCACACAGGTCGCCGCCGATATCGCCCGCGCCGTGTCGCTCGGCCGGCGCGGGCTCTGAGACCCTAACATGGCGTTCCACGAGGTCCGGTTTCCGGACGACATTTCGCGTGGCGCGCGCGGCGGACCGCAGCGTCGCACGCAAGTCGTGGAGCTCGCCTCGGGCGACGAGGAGCGCAACGCCAGCTGGGCCAGCTCTCGCCGCCGTTATGATGTCGCCTACGGTATCCGTCGCGCCGACGATCTGGCCGCAGTGGTCGCCTTCTTCGAGGCGCGCAACGGCCGACTGCATGGATTTCGCTTCAAGGATTGGGCCGATTACAAGTCCTGCCTGCCGTCGCAGATCCCCGCCGCCACTGATCAGGCGATCGGCACTGGTGACGCCAGCACCAAAACATTCCAGCTGGTGAAGCGCTACGCCTCCGGCGCGCAGGCATGGGTACGCATCATTACCAAGCCTGTTGCCGGCAGCGTAGCGATCGCGCTGAACGGCACGCCAACGTCCTCCGGCTGGTCGGTCGATGCGGCCACCGGTCTCGTCACCTTCGTATCCGCACCTGCTTCCGGCGTCGCTATCACCGCCGGCTTCGCGTTCGACGTGCCGGTTCGCTTCGACACCGACACGCTCGACGTCACGCTCGATCTCGAGCGGCTCGGCTCGATCACCTCCATTCCCCTCGTGGAGATCCGACGATGAATGATGAACCCGGCTTCATCACCGCGGTGCTGCGCGACCTTGCGGCATCGACGGCGGTGATCCTCGCCGTCTGGGGCGCACTCGGTGGCGCCACCAACGCGCTGACCACCAAGATGCATCTGCGCGACGCGCTGCGCCACATCCTGCTTGGCGGCATCATCGCCGCCGGCATGGGCAGCCTGTCGATGGCGCTGGTCACGCGGTGGCTCGGCCTGCCGTCGGAAGCGATTCCGGCCGGAGGTGCGGCAGGCTCCGCCGCCTATCTCGTCGGCGTCTTCGGACCTGCCTTCATCGAGGTGACGCTGGCGCGCCTTCGCAACAAGGGAGGCGATCACGATGCGTGAGCTTCTGCGCTTGGCCCGCCAGCTTCGTTGCGACAGCCCCGATCCGCGCGAGGCGTTCGCCCATCGCATGCGCGTCGGCGTCATCGTCGCCCTCCTCATCCTGATCGTTTACCTGCTGAGGTAACCCATGCTCGAGAATTTCCAGAACTGCCTGGCGGTGACGCTGGGCTATGAGGGCGGCTGGTCGGATCATCCCTCCGATCCCGGCGGTGCCACGATGAAGGGCATCACGCTTGCCACCTATCGCCGCTTCAAACCGGGTGCGACCAAGACCGAGCTGCGCAACATCTCGAACGACACTGTCGCGAAGATCTACCGCTCCGACTATTGGGACAAGGTCGGCGGTGATCGGCTTGCCGCCGGTGTCGATCTTGCCACCTTCGATGCCGGCGTGAACTCCGGTTCTGGGCGCGCCAGGCAATGGCTGATGGCCGCGATTGGCGGTCCCGACCACGAGACCGTCCAGAAACTCTGCGCCAAACGTCTCGGCTTCATGCGCTCGCTCGCCATCTGGAACACGTTTGGCAACGGCTGGTCGCGTCGTGTCGCCGGTATCGAAGCCAAGGGCGTCGCCTGGGCGCTGGCGCAATCCACCGATCCTGCCAGAGCCCGCGCGCAGCTGACGAAGGAAGCAAACGCTGCCAGTGCTACCTCCAAAAAACAAACCGCAGGCGCCAGCGCGGCCGGCACCGCGACCACGGCCGGTGGCAGCGACGCGCTCTTCAACCCGGATCATGTCGACCAGATCGCCGGCTGGGTGCTGGGCGGACTGCTGGCGGCCGGAGGAGTCGTCGCCGCCATCCTCATCATTCGCGCCATCATCCACCGCCAACGCGCGGCGGCCTATGCCGCCGAGGCAGAAAGGATCATGTCATGAGCGCCATTCTCGCCTCGATCCTGATCGATGTTGCGGCAAGGGTCGGCGCGCCGATCGTCAAGAGCCTGCTGGAAAAGCATGTCGGCGGCGCAGCCGGCGAGATTGGCGGCATGGTCATCGACGCCATTGCCGGCAAGGCTGGCGTGACGCCGGACAAACTGCAGAACCAAGATCCGAAGATCCTCGAGACCGCGGTGCGCGATGTCGAGGCTGCCGCGCCGGACTTGATTGTTGCGTGGAACGTCCAACAACGGCAGGCCATCGAATTGATGCGTGCCGAGATGGACAAGAGTCCATCGTGGTGGACCTGGGGCTGGCGACCGGCGTGGATGTGGTTCCTCGGCTTTCTGTTCCTGTTCCGCTTGGTGTTGATGCCGCTGGCAGATGCCATCCTTGGCTCCAGCATCGCGGGCGGTGTCGACCTTTCCACCATGATGACGCTGACCGCCTGGTTCATGGGCCTCTATATGGGTGGCCACACGGTCAAGGACTTAGCTGCCAAGTGGGCGGAGCGGTCATGATGGCCGGTGATCGACCATGAAATCTCTTTCCCCTCAACTGCAGGCCCATCTCGACGCGGGCACGACGACGCTCAGTTGGTGCTGGAGGATCACCCGTGCCGATGGTGGCGTGTTCGGCTTCACCGATCATGATCGCACGCTTTATCTCATTGGTACCGAATTCGAGCCGGAAAGTGGGCTGACGGCATCGGAGGTCCGTTCAGGCTCGGACCTGTCGGTTGATGCGCAGGACGCGCAAGGCGTGCTGACCTCCGATCGCATCACCGAGACCGACATTCTCGACGGCCGCTGGGATAATGCCGAGGTCGAGCTCTGGCGGGTCAACTGGACCGACACCTCGCAGCGTGTGCTGATGCGCCGCGGCGCCATCGGCCAGATCCGGCGCGGCCGGCTCGCCTTTGTCGCCGAGATGCGGAGCATAGCGCATGTGCTGGGTCAGACCGTCGGCCGCATGTTCCAGGCGACCTGCGACGCTACGCTCGGCGATGCCCGTTGCCGCGTCAATCTCGATGCGCCCTCCTTCAAGGGAACAGGTTCTGTGATCGACATGCTGCGCGACCGTGCCTTCACGGCATCGGGGCTCGGTGGCTTTGCCGCGGGCTGGTTTGCCTTCGGCACGGTGACATGGACCAGCGGTGTCAATGCAGGGCGGCAGGCCGAAGTGCTGTCGCATGATCTCGTTGACGGCATCGCCATCCTGACACTGCTCGAGGCGCCGGTGCGGCCGATTGGCGAGGGCGATGCCTTCATCATCCGCGCCGGCTGCGACAAGCGCATCGCGACCTGCCATGCGAAGTTCGCCAATGTCGCCAATTTCCGCGGCTTCCCCCACATCCCCGGCCAGGATGCGGTGCTGCGCTATGCAACGCGCGATGGCGGCCACAATGGAGCGGTGCTGTGAAGTCGGCTGCCCCCAAAAAGGTCATTGCCGTCGCGCGCGCCTGGCTCGGCACACCGTATCACGACCAGGCAAGCCTCAAGGGTGTCGGTTGCGACTGCCTCGGCCTCGCTCGCGGCGTCTGGCGTGAGGTGGTGGGTGACGAGCCCTTCATCATCCCGCCCTATAGCCGCGACTGGGGCGAAACCGGCCCGCGCGAGGTGCTGGCCGAGGGCGCCCGCGGCGCCATGATCGAGATTGCACCAGAACATGCTGGTGCCGGCGCGCTGCTGCTGTTCCGCATGGCGCCGCGCGCCATCGCCAAGCATGTCGGCATTCTGACCAGCGCTGACAGCTTCCTTCATGCCTATGAGCGGCTCGGGGTGATCGAGCAACCTCTGACCTTGCCCTGGCGACGGCGCATCGCCTTCGCCTTTCTGTTTCCACGGCCGGCCCTTGTCCTGTGCAAGAAGGCCCGGCGCAAGACAAAGCCCTGATCCATGGCCGCTCTCGTTCTCGGCGTCGCCGGTGCCGCCATTGGCGGTAGCATCGGCGGCACCATCCTCGGCATCAGTGCCGCCACCATCGGCGGCTTTGTCGGCGCCGCCGCAGGCTCGATGGTCGACAGCTGGATCGTGTCGTCGCTCACCCCTGCCCAGCGGATCGAAGGTGCGCGTCTCGACAGCCTGCGCCTGACCTCGTCGACCGAAGGCGCCGTCATTCCCCGGCTCTATGGCCGCATGCGCATCGGCGGCAACATCATCTGGGCCACGGATTTTCGTGAGGAGAGCAGAACCACCACGCAAGGCGGCGGCAAGGGGTTTTCGATGGGCGGCGGTGGCGCCAAGGTGCAGACCACCGAATATCTCTATTACGCGAGCTTTGCGGTCGCGCTCTGCGAAGGTCCGATCACCGGGATCGGCCGTATCTGGGCCGATGGCAAGCTGCTCGATACCGCCGGCATTGCCTGGCGCTGGTATCCCGGCGACGAGAACCAGACCGCAGACCCCTTCATTGCCGCCAGGATGGGCGCGGCCGATACGCCGTCCTATCGTGGCACGGCTTACGTTGTGTTCGAGGAATTGCCGCTCGCCAATTACGGCAACCGCCTGCCGCAGCTGTCCTTCGAGGTGTTTCGGCCGCTCGCCGATGCCGACACCGCCGAAGGGCTGGTTCGCGCCGTCACCATGATTCCGGCTTCGGGCGAATTCACTTATGCGACGCAAGGCATCCGCCATGGCAGCGCCTGGACACAGATCCCGGCCAATCTCAACGCGCTGTCCGACACCGCCGACATGGTGGTGGCGCTCGATCATCTGCAGGCGACGATGCCTGCAATTGAAAGCGTCAGTCTCGTCGTCGCCTGGTTCGGCAATGATCTGCGCGCCGGCAATTGTCAGATCAGGCCGGGCGTGGAATTGGCGTCGAAGGTGACCTTCCCGAAGACCTGGACTGTCAATGGCGTATCGCGCGCCAATGCCCACCTCGTCAGCCGCGATGCCGAGAATCGCCCGGTCTATGGTGGCACGCCAGCGGATTTTGCCGTGGTGCAGGCAATCCGCGAGATGAAAGCGCGTGGACTGCGCG